GAGCCCGTCAAACCGTTGCTGGTTCAATCCAAATTGCACAACAAACGATGGACTTCACAGACCCCGCCGCGATGAATGTCATCCTCACAGACCTCGCGGGACAGTATCTAAAACAAACGAACGACATCGCAGTTGATTACCTTGTCTCGCAGAAGCAAGCATCGGGTTACACCTGGACTGTTACTGCAGGCGATGTGTCTTCACTCATCACTGGCATTTATGGTGCGGCAGAAAACATTTCAGCAACCACCAACCTGTTCCCAACTCATCTTGTTGTTTCAGTTGATGTTTGGAAAAAACTGGGCAGTCAAGTTGACGATGTAAATCGTCCAGTATTTCCAGCAATTGGCGCACCTGGCCTTGTAGGTCAGAACACGCTTGGTGCAGGTTCAGCCGCCTCATGGTCGGGAATGAATCCACTTGGTTTGGAAATCGTGGTTGACGGAAACGCGGCCGCTGGCACAATGCTTGTGGTTCATGCCCCAGCCGTAGAATTCTACGAAGCACAGCAAGGAATGCGTTCAGTGGAAGTGCCTGACCTGTTGGCTCGCACCTTCTCTTACTACGGATACTTTGCAACCTTCGTTCAGGATGCACAAAACCCATCGGCAGTTGCAGGAAGCCAGTTCGTCCAAGCAATCACAGTTGCTTAGTTGAAAGGCGGCTTAACCGCCCATGGCTACTTACACAGTCACCCACAAACAGTTACTTGACAATTACGCCGTACTGCAATTACTGACCCCATCGGAAATTGCAGTCGGCCAGTCAATAACTGTTAGCGGAATTTCCGCGCCTTTTTCGGGCACTTTCACAGTTGTTGCATTGCCTGAATATCTGTATGTGGGCACTGACAGTGAAGGCGATTTAGACTTTGACCCGTTCACGCCAATACCTAACCAGGTGTTGTATTCGTGCACGGGTTCAAATGTTGACCGCGGCGCGACTACTGGAAGCGTTGTATATGCCCCTGTATGTACTTGGATTACGGCTAACGACATTTCAGACTGGCTATATGTTGCAACCGCTACGGCGGCTGACCAAGCCTTTCTAACAATCTGTGCGGCCGCTAGCAACCAGTTTGCCTATCGCAGACGACAGGAATCAGGATATTTTGATTCACTGACCACCGTTCCAAGTCAAGATGTAAAACTCGGAACAATCATGTATGGCGGCGCGCTTTACCGCCAACGCGGCTCAGTAGACGCATTTTCAAACTTTGCAGATATGGGAAGCCAACCACCTGTTGCACTTTCAGGGATGGTTATGCAGTTACTAGGTATCCAGCGTCCACAGGTTGCATAAATGCCAACCGCCTACACCGACTTACTAAACAAAGCCTTAGACAATTTGGCAACGGCGTTAACGGCTATTACCCCTGCAATCCCTGTGGTAACTGACCCTAGAAACATTCAGGGCGCGTGCGCGTTTATTAATGCCCCAACATTTAGCACCCCATTAATGAAAAACAAGCGCATCCAATTGACTTTTCCAGTGCAACTTATAGTTTCTGGGCCTTTCAACCTGGATGCTCAGCGCAAACTATTGAACATGACCGCCCAATTATTAGGCGCAAATGTGGCCATCACAGAAGGCCGCCCAACATCCATAGAGATTGGCGGCGCGCTGTACCCTTGTTATGAAGTCATTGTCAACATGGAAGCGAGCAGTTTGTGAAATATATAATTCAGTCCGAACGCCTGGGCAAAGTCGGTGACGCTTTTGAAGTTACCGAAGGTGTCAACATTCAAGCCCTGATTGATGGCGGTTTTATTGCCGCTGAAGAATCCACCGATAGTGTCAAAAAAACATCTACTATAAAGAAAACACCTAAGGAGTAACCCAAATGGCAACAACAACTTTTCTTTCAAACATCACCACATTGACCGTTAACGCAGTTGATTTGAGTGACCAGTGCACCGCCATCGTTTTCACGAACATGCGTGAACAACTTGATAAAAGTACTCTGAAAGATACATCCAGGCTCTACACGGGCGGGTTGTTCAATAACGAATGTACGATGACCTTGTTCCAGTCATACGCCGCAAGCGAAACCTATGCAACGCTTGCAGCACTTGTAGGAACAGCAACTACAGTTGTTGCAACCGTTACTGAAGGTGCAGTTACCAAAACTTTCACCCTTGCTAATTGCTACTTGGAATCAATGCCAGTAGTAAACGGTGCTCTTGGTGAGTTGAGCACAGTTGATTTGAGTTTCACGGGCGGAACTTTTACCGCCAGTTAATCACGGCCTAACGGCCCGACACGAAAGGCAAGTTAATGAAACTAGTAATGAAAATAACGCCATCCCCTGGCGATGAACCAATCACGGTTACAACAAATTTGTTGTGCATCGCCGAATGGGAAAAACAAGAAAACCGCAAAGTTTCAGACGGCCGCGGAATCGGCATCATGGACATGGTTTTTTGGGCACACTTTATGCTGAAGCGAACCAGTTACAAACTAGAAGCAACACCAATGCTGTGGTTAGAAGCGCACCCTGACATGGAAATTGAATCTTTGGATATGACAAACCCAAACCCTACGGGCGGGGCACTTACCGAAAACAACTAGCACAATTGTTAGTTTCAGTAGGGTGGTGGCCACCGCATATAGAATTTGACACGCGCGACCTGCAAACAGTTATTAGTGTTCTAAATGAACAAAGTAAGGAAAGCGGGCGTAGATGAGTGGCGCGAATGTCAAACTTAAGGTTTATGGCGTTAAAGACGCGTTAAAAGAAATAAACAAGATAAACCCTAAATTGCGCCGCCAGTACACCAAGCGTTATAAAGACATTGTAAAACCAATGGTGGATGATGCTAGGTCTAGATTTCCTGAAGCACCCCCATTGTCGGGTTGGGCGCGCCCATATAAAAAACTTGGTGGCTGGGATGGCGGCCTAGTTGAAAAAGGCGTTGTTGCCAAAATCAATACCCGTAAAGCCCGAAAACGGAACATTGCTAGCGGCGCAACCTATGAAACAGTTGGCGTTTTTATCATCCAACAAAAAACAGGTTGGGGTTCACTGTTTGATATGGCAGGCAAAAAAAACAGTGATGGCCAAATGGTTCAAAACCTTTTAGGCAAAGGTTACGGCGGCGCATCACGCGCAATGTGGCCTGCATACGAAGCCAATGCTTCCAAGGTGGAAGACAATGTGCGAGGATTAGTAAAAGATGTTATGGCGGATGTTCAAAGAAATGTGGTAGACGGTGGCAATTAACATTGCGATTTTTTCGGAATTTAACCCCGCTGGGGTTAAAGCCGCAATGGCCGAATTCCAGGCCCTTACCAAGGCAACCGACAAAGCGCAATTTGCCCTACGAAAAATGGCCGTACCTGCCGCCGCGGTATTCAGCGCAATCACTATTGGCGCATACAAGGCCGCACAATCTGCAAGTGATTTAAACGAAACCATTAACAAAACCAATGTTATTTTTGGAACAGCCTCAAAAGAGGTTCAAGCATTTGCCAAAGAATCTGCCAAATCGTTGGGTATTGCTAACCAGGAAGCCTTAGATTTTGCGGCAACTTTTGGCGGGCTTGGCAAAATGGCGGGACAAACTGGAGAAGACCTAGGCAAATTTTCAACAGATTTGGTTACTTTGACCGCCGACATGGCATCATTTAACAACGCCAACCCAGCAGAAGTTGCATTAGCCCTGGGTGCGGCATTGCGCGGCGAAAGCGAACCAATCCGAAAATACAATGTTTTAATTAATGACGCGGCAGTTAAAGCCGAAGCGATGGCAATGGGCCTTTACAAAGGCACAGGGACACTTGACCAACAGGCCAAAGTACTGGCCACCCATAGTTTGATTATGAAGCAAACTACAGACCAACAGGGCGATTTCAATAACACGATTGACTCAGCGGCCAACCAACAAAAGATTTTGACCGCATCTGTCAAAAACGCAACAACACAAATTGGTCAATCATTTTTACCTGTGCTTGAGGCGGTGTTGCCATTGTTAGTTGACTTTGCAACTTTTACCGAAAACAACACTGGCGTTGTAGTTGGGATGACTGTTACTTTAGGGCTTTTATCAGGCGCAATTATTACTGCCAATGTTGCAATGGCCGCTTGGAAAGCAATGGGAATTATCACCGCTGGCGTTAACTGGGCGTTGGCCGCTTCATTCACCGCAGTACAAATTGCAACTGGCGTAGGCATCGCCGTAGTCATTGCAGGTATCGCCGCATTTGCTTTATACAACCGCCAAATGAACAACATGAAAGCCGGCTTAGGCGCTTACTCAGAGGCCCAAAAATACAGCAACAGCCAAATGGCCCGCATGTCTGATGCAGGAAAGTTGGCAACAACCGCTGTAGAGGATTTCACACCAAAGGTTGGCGGTGCTACAGCAAAGGTAGAAAGTTTTGCTAAAGCCGTAAAAGAAAAAATGGGCGAAGCCTTAGACAAAGCCAAAGACGATTTACAGAAAGCAAAAGACGAATTTGCCTCATTTGCTAAAAGCGTTTCAGACAGCGTAAAACAAGCCTTCAATTTTTCTGATGCACAGGATGCAGGCAAGGAAGCAGGCGGCGGGTTTCTTGACGGTTTGCGTAGCCAGGTAGCGGGCATTGTTGATTATTCAAAAAAAATTCAGGATTTGCTAGACAAGAATTTGAGCAAAGAGGCATTGCAAAAAGTGTTGGAATCGGGTGCTGTAGCAGGTGGGGCTATCGCTGACCAACTCATTGCAGGCGGTCAAACCGCTATTGACGAAACAAACGCTTTAGTTGATTCAGCCAATTCGGCAGCCGAAAAGGTTGGATTAAATGCGGCAGGAAAATGGTATCAGGGTGGCATTGATGTAGCGCAAAAAATGGTTGACGGGATACAAAGCGCGCTTGACAAAATGACCCCAAAATTAATGGAAAAAATGGATGCCATTGCGGCAAAAATGAAACGAACAGTGGATGTTTCTATCAGAGTTACCGAAACTGTTAGCCGTATTGTTTCAACCATTTCGGCAGGTGGAATACCAAAAATGGCAGAGGGAGGCATCGTCAGCCGCCCAACATTGGCCTTAATTGGCGAGGCTGGGCCAGAGGCCGTAGTGCCCCTCTCAAAAATGGGAAGCGGCGGCGGAGATGTCAACATTAATGTCACTGGCGGACTGGCAACTAGTGCGGAAATTGGCCAGTCTGTTGTGAACGCGTTGCGCGCCTATTCGCGGAGTGCAGGGCCGCTTGCCCTGAACATTGCCTGATGGCTGGGTTTCCAGTTGTTAACGCGGGCAATTATGACCTGCAAATTGATACTGGTTTTACGGTTGACGGGTTTACTTTAGATGACGCAATAAAAGGTATTTTGGATAATCCCGTTTATGTTTTAGATGGAACAACACAGTTTGCGTCTGTGCTTGAATCAACTCAATCAATAATGGTTAAGCGCGGCCGCCGAGACATTGGTGACACATTCAGCGCAGGAACAATGTCATTTGAAATTTTGGATGTTAGTGGAATTTTCAATCCGTTTGATGAAAATAGCCCGTTTTGGGACACAAACGAAAGTGTTCCTGGCCTTGCCCCAATGCGAGAAGTTCAACTAATTCGTTACGACAACGCCGATAACCCTGAATACATCTTCCGTGGTTTCGTTATCAATTATGACTACAACTTTGCGCTTGGCGGTTTAGATAGCGTCACTGTGTTTTGTGCTGACCAATTTTATTTATTGTCGCAAACCTACCTAGACGAGTTCAACCCATCGGCTGAACTATCAGGCGCACGCCTCAATACAGTTTTAAGCCTGCCTGAAGTAGATTTCCCAACTGGAGCAAGCCGCAACATTGCCACAGGCACAGTACAATTAGGCCACGATTCTGCCTATACCGTGGCGGCTGGCACAAATGTTTTGAGTTATGTTTCTCAAGTAAACGATACGGCAGAATTTGGGCGCGTGTTTATGTCGCGTGAAGGCGTTTTCACATTCCAGGAACGCGTATCAACAACACTTTCCGCGCCCGTTGCCGACTTCCACGATGACGGAACAGCAATCCCCTATTACGGTTTAGGCATCTCATTTGAAGCAGACGCGGTAATCAATAGAAGTGTTGTAACTGGATTAGACGGAAAAACCTCTACTGCAGAAAATACAACTTCAATAGCCACCTATTTCATTCAAACTTCAAGCATCACAAACAGTTTGCTACATGAACAAACATCCATTGACACGGCCGCTAGTTACCTTTTAAACCCTGACCCTGAACCGCGATTCACTTCAGTTGAAACCGCGTTTATGGCATTGACCACCGTCCAGCGCGACACGGTGGCCATTATTGACATTGGGCAAACAATAACCATTGAAAAGACATTCCCTAGCGGCGCGGGGACAACCCAACTTGCCCAGGAATTGTCTGTGGAAGGTATAGAACATTATTTAGACATCAGTTCAGGCCATAGGGTTTTAATCAGTACATCCCCAACAACCGTGGTTTATGAACTAATTTTAGATGACCCAATCTATGGCACACTTGATGCCCTGAATGCTTTAGGATAAAAACATGGCAGTACGCGAGAGTTTCACAGTTGGCCAAATTTTAACGGCCGCCGAATGCACCAATTTGGCAATTGCAATGGTTGCTTTAAACGCGCAAACAGGCACAAGTTATACAACGGTATTAAGCGATGACGGGAAACTAGTCACGCTGGATAATGCTTCAGCAATTACTTTGACGATTCCACCGAACGGAACAGTTGCTTACGGTATCGGAACACAAATTAACCTTATGCAACTTGGCGCAGGTCAAGTAACAATTGCACCTGGGGCTGGCGTAACATTGCGAAGCGCAGGCTCAAAACTAAAAACATCGGCACAATATGCTGTGGCGACATGTTGCAAAATTGGAACTGACACCTGGGTTGTCATTGGCAGTTTGACGGCATAAATGCAATTATTAGCAGGCCCTGGCGGTGCTAATGCACCATCTACTGTTGAATATCTTGTTATTGCTGGCGGTGGTTCAGGTGGCGGCAACTCAACAGTTAACGAAGCGGGTAACGGCGGCGGCGGTGCTGGCGGTTACAGAACATCGGCAAGTTTTGCTGTAGTTCCAAGCGTTGCTTTAACTGTTACGGTCGGCGCAGGTGGTGCGGCTTCAACTACTGGCAACAACGGTGCAGACAGCGTTTTTAGCACGATTACAGCAACAGGCGGTGGTTCAGGCGGTTCATTTGATGTGCCCGCAGGTGCTAACGGTGGTTCAGGTGGTGGCGGTTCAGGTCGCGCCGAAGCGGTAAACCGTGCAGGTGGTACAGGTAATACACCGAGCACGAGCCCAGCACAAGGCACAAACGGCGGTACATCTTTTGGTTCTACTTCAGCAAATGCAATGGCTGGTGCTGGTGGTGGTGGTGCGACAGCGGCGGCCACTAATGCAGGTTCAAGCAGTCCAACGGCGGGCGGCGCTGGAACATCGTCAAGCATTGACGGGACTGCGACAACTCGCGCGGGTGGTGGCGGTGGCGCAAACTTTGGTTCTAGTGGCGCTGGTGGTGCTGGTGGCGGTGGTGCTGGTGGCCGTTTTGCTGTATCAGCAGTGGCGGGAACAGTAAACACAGGTGGCGGCGGCGGCGGTCGTTATTCATCAGGTGTCGGCGGTAACGGCGCAAACGGCGGTTCAGGCGTTGTGATTATTGCCTACCCAAATACTTTTGACCTTGCGGCCGCAACCACAGGAAGCCCAACCTATAGCGGTGTTTCCCGTTCGGGCTTTCATGTTTACACTTTTACGGGCTCAGGAAGCATAACTTTCTAATGGCTCACTACGCACAAATAGACGAAACAAACACAGTCACAAATGTCATTGTGGTAAACAACGAAACAATTAACAATCTGCCGTACCCAGAAAGCGAACCAGTCGGCCAAGCATTCATTGCGTCTTTAGGTTTAGAAGGCTTGTGGTTAGAAACTTCATACAACGCAAATTTCCGTGGTTGTTACGCAGGCATAGGTTTTACTTATGATGCGGAAGAGGATATTTTTATTTCGCCGCACATTGAACCATTGCCATTGGGATGACATGGAAACTGAAATTGTGGTTTCTCTTGTCGGTGGTTGCTTCCTTGTATTGGTGGCGCTCATTGGCAAAATCGGCAGCGACAACAAAAAAGACCACGGCCAAGTGCACAACACCCTGGGACGAATAGAACAAAAAATAGACGGACATTTGGAGAACCACAAATGAGAGAACAAGATAAAGCAATGCTGGCCAGTTATGCGCGTTCACTAGTTGGCGCACTTGTCGCCGTTTATTCAACAGGAACAACAGACCCGCGTGACTACGCAAAAGGTGCAATAGCCGCAATCATTCCACCTGTTATGCGTTGGGTAAATAAAAACGATAAAGGTTTTGGGCGTGACAGTACCCCACAAGCATAAAGTTATTTTGCCAACCATCGTGGCGCATTGTCGCGCTGGCGAAATCCCCGCAAACATGTTGGTAGATGTAAAACCTTATGGGAAATTGTTGTTTCCAGCCGCTGACGCTTGGCATGCTTTAAAAGAGCGCGCACACAAAGAGGGAATAACAATCTTTAAGCCAACATCACAAAACGACACATATAGGTCAATTACTTTGCAATTGCAGGCATGGAACGCACGCATGACTACAGTTCCATTGGAAGGTGTAAAGCCGCGGTTGTTTAATGGCAAAAATTGGTATTTGAAACCAGGCAATGCACCAATTGCACAACCTGGAAAGTCACACCATAACTGGGGCATTTCTGTGGATGTGCACACAGCGTCAGGTGAACGGTTTGAATTTATGAAAGAGCATTGCTTGGAGTATGGATTCAGTTGGGAACTGGATTCCGAAAAATGGCATATTAATTATTTTGTAGGCGATAAAGTCCCTGAGGCAGTCAGGGCATGGAAAACCGCCAAATCCTTGCAATAGCACTACCTGTGCTTTAGGGTGGAATTCACCCGATGAAAGGAATTCTATTTATGACCTTTACAGCACCTAAATTACTTGCAGGGCTGATTTCTGCCCTACTAGGGTTTACCGCCTTCCTAGGCCCTGACAATGCCCAATCCAGCCCTTCTAGGGTCACGCTGGATGTTGCACCTTTTCTGATTGAACCCTCAACCACTACTTCAAGCACCCTGTTTATTGACCCTTACGCAACGGCGGCCGAACAATTT